AAGAGAGCGTTAGTGACCCCCCACGAACATTTTTTTTATTTTTTGAAATTTCCGCCCCAGCATATATCGTAGCAGCCATGAGCTTCCTGTCCCTCACCCACGAGCCGCTCACGCTCCAGGCCACCGAGCAGCGGCTGACCGCTGTCTACGAGGCGGCACGCAAAGGTCTGAAGGGCGACCGCATCGCCTACGCCGCAGGCATGAAGCCCTCCGACTTCCGGCGGCTCCAGCAAATGGACCCCCTGGTCGAGCTGGCCGCAGAGAAGGGCATGGCCGACGGCGAGGCAGCCCTCGCCGAAGTGCTCTACGACGCCGCGACAAAATACAAAGACCCCAAGGTGGCCCTCGACCTGCTCAAGCACCGGCACGACTGGGTCGCCAAACAGCAACTGGACGTGACCGTCGACGACAAGATCAGCGTCCTCAAGGCGCTGGAGATGGCCAATCAGCGCGTGATTGAGGGCACATACCGTGATATGACTGCGGAAGCCGGGGACGCACCAACGTCGCTTGTCCAGCAACCCCGATGAAAACTCCGAAATACACCGCAGGGGACGAGACATCGCTCATGTCCCGGCTGTGGTCGAAGGAAATCAGGAATAACCCCTACGCATTTGTGCTCCTCGCTTATCCGTGGGGCCAGCCTGGCACGCCGTTGGCGGGCTTTTCTGGCCCGCGCAAATGGCAGCGCGAACTTCTCCTTCAACTCGCGGGCCATATTGACCAAAACGACGGCAAAATTGACTACGATATGTTCCGTAAAGTCGTCAGCAGCGGGCGCGGCATCGGCAAATCGGCGTTGGTAAGCTGGCTGGTGTGCTGGATGCTGACCACGCGTATTGGTTCGACGGTCATAGTGTCTGCCAACACAGAAGCGCAGTTGACGACGAAAACATGGAGCGAGATCAGCAAATGGGTGGCGATGGGGCTGAACTCCCATTGGTTTGAAGTTTCAGCCACCCGGATCACGATGGCGAAGTGGCTCACGACGCTGGTCGAGGCGGATCTGAACCGCGACACCCGCCTCTGGGCGGCGCACGCGCAGCTCTGGTCGGCGGAAAACCCCGACGCCTACGCCGGCACGCACAACTACGACGGCGTCATGGTCATCTTCGACGAGGCCTCGGGCATCCCCGACGCGATCTGGTCGGTCACAGACGGCTTCTTCACGGAAAACACGCCAGACCGCTTCTGGTTCGCGTTTTCCAACCCCCGACGCAACACCGGCTACTTCTACGAGGCGTTCCACGCCAGACGGGCGTTCTGGTCGACCACGATCGTGGACGCACGCACCGTCGAGGGCACCGACCAGAAGGTCTATGAGCGCATCATCGACGAATACGGGGCTGACAGCCCCCAGGCGCACGTCGAGGTCTACGGGGTCTTCCCCAACGAGAGCGACGACCAGTTCATCTCCTCAAGTCTGGTCGACGACGCCATGGAGCGCACACCACAAAAGGATCCGACGGCACCTATCATCATCGGAGTGGACCCGGCGCGGTTCGGGTCGGACGCCACCGTCATCGCCGTGCGCAAGGGCCGCGACATCCTGAGCATCAAGCGGCACCGGGGCGCGGACACCATGGAGGTGGTGGGCCGGGTCATCGAGGCGATCGAGGAGCACAACCCCGCGCTGGTCGTCGTCGACGAGGGCGGCGTGGGCGGCGGCGTGGTCGACCGGCTCAAGGAGCAGCGCTACAAGCAGGTCCGGGGCGTCAACTTCGGGATGCGCTCCCGCCAGCCGCTGATGTGGGGCAACAAGCGGGCCGAGATGTGGGGCGCGATGCGCGACTGGCTCAAGACGGCCAGCATCCCCGCCGACCGGCTGCTCAAGAGCGACCTGATCTCGCCGCTGGTGAAGCCGGACAGCCGGGGGACGATGTTCCTGGAGAGCAAGAAGGACATGCGCGCGCGAGGGCTGCAAAGCCCCGACGCCGCCGACGCGATCTGCGTCACTTTTGCCTTCCCTGTGGCGTCCACCGCGCGTGTCGACAAAACGCCGCAAAGGCACTACGCTCCGACGCAATCCTCATGGATGGGTTCCTGACGCATGGCCACCACCGCCAAGACTGACGCCAAGGGCGACCTGCTGGCCACCATGCGGTCACGCATGAACGTCGCCGTGGCCGCATACGGCGACAGCCGGGCTGCCGAGCTGGACGACCTGCGGTTCATGGCCGGCAGTGCTGACAACAACTACCAGTGGCCTAGTGACGTCCTCTCCAGCCGTGCCTCCAGCCAGGGCATGACGATCAACGCGCGTCCGTGCCTGACGATCAACAAGCTGCCGCAGCACGTCAGGCAGGTCACCAACGACCAGCGCCAGAACCGGCCCACCGGCAAGGTCATCCCGTCGGACGACAACGCCGACATCGAGGTGGCCGAGATTTTCAACGGCATGGTGCGGCACATCGAGTATGCGTCGGACGCTGATGTCGCCTATGACACAGCCTGTGACAATCAGGTCACATACGGCGAGGGCTATATCCGGCTGCTGACCGAGTATTGCGACGACAACACCTTCGATCAGGACATCCGCATCGGGCGCATCCGCAACTCGTTCAGCGTTTACATGGACCCGATGATCCAGGATCCCACGGGCGCGGACGCCCAGTGGTGCTTCATCACGCAGGACGTCACCAAGGACGAATACGAGCGCCAGTTCCCTGACGCCTCGGTGCGGTCGATACAGGAGCAAGGCGTCGGCGACCCGTCCCTGAGCCAATGGCTCAGTCAGGACACGGTGCGCATCGCCGAGTATTTCTACGTCAAGCATGAGCCGGGCACGCTCAACCTCTACCCTGACGGCCTGACGGCCATGGACGGCAGTCGCGAGGACAAGGTCGCCCGGCTGCTGTTCGGCAAGCCGACGCGCACCCGCACGGTCGACCGCAAGACGATCAAGTGGATCAAGACCAACGGGTTCGAGGTGCTGCAAGAGCAGGACTGGCCGGGCAAGTGGATCCCTGTGATCCGCGTCGTCGGCAACGAGTTCGAGATCGACGGCGAACTGCACATCTCCGGCCTCGTCCGCAACGCCAAGGACGCGCAGCGGATGTATAACTACTGGACCAGCCAGGAGGCCGAGATGCTGGCGCTGGCCCCCAAGGCCCCGTTTATCGGCTACGGCGGGCAGTTTGAGGGCTACGAGGGCCAGTGGAAGACGGCCAACGTCAACAACTGGCCGTATCTGGAGGTCAACGCCGACGCGACCGACGCGCTCGGCAACCCGCTGCCGTTGCCGCAGCGCGCGCCGCCGCCGCTGGCGCAAACGGGGCTTATTCAGGCCAAGATGGGGGCGTCGGACGACATCAAATCGACCACGGGTCAATATGACAGCAGCCTGGGGGCCACGTCCAACGAACGGTCGGGCAAGGCGATCCTTGCGCGCGAGAAGCAGGGCGACACCGGCACCTACCACTACATCGACAACCTCGCCCGCGCGATCCGGCACGTCACGCGCCAGTGCATCGACCTGATCCCCAAGATCTACGACACCGCGCGCATCGCGCGCATCATCGGCATGGACGGCGAGGTCAGCATGGCCCGCATCGACCCGATGCAGCCTGAGCCAGTGCGCAAACTTGAGGACGAGCAAGGCAACGTCATCGAGAAAATCTACAACCCGAGCATCGGCAAATACGACGTCGTGGCCGTGACCGGGCCTGCCTACGCCACCAAGCGGCAGGAAGCTGCCGAGAGCATGAGCCAGGTGCTGCAAGGCAACCCGGCGCTGTGGCAGGTGGCCGGCGACCTGTTCGTCAAGAACATGGACTGGCCGGGAGCGCAGGAGATGTCCGAGCGGCTGCGCAAGACGATCGACCCGAAGATCCTGGCCGACGACGACAAGTCGCCCGAGCTGCAAGCTGCCGAGAAGCAGATCGAGGAGATGGGCGGGATGCTCCAGCAGATGCAGGGCGCGCTCAAGAACGTCGAGCAGTCGATCGAGGCGCAGGAAATGCGCACCAAGCAGTTCGAGGCGCAGATCAAGGCGTATGACGCCGAGACCAAGCGCATCGGCATCATGCAGGCGGGCATGACACCGGAGCAAATTCAAGATACCATAGACGGCACCATCGACGCAGCCATGCAAACGGGCGATCTGGCCCCGCAATCGCTCGCGCCGCAGCAACTGTGAGACCGGCATGACCGCAGGCAAAACCGTTCCTGAGCTGACGTCGGAAACGCCGCCGATCGTCGGCACCGACGAGCTGGTGGTCTATCGCGCCCCTGGCCCGCTCAAGCGCGCGCAAGCGTCCGTTCTCGGCACCTACGTCAACACGGTGATCGGCACCCCGTTTACGCGCACCCTTTTGGACGACGCAGACGCCGTAACGGCGCGGGCGACGCTGGCGGCTGTCGGCACGGCAGAACTAGCGGCAACGGGCGGTTCTGCGCTGGTCGGTTTTATTCAATCCGGCACGGGAGCATCCGCCCGCACAGCCCAAGCTAAAGGGCGCGACATCGTTGACGTGCGCGACTTTGGCGCGGTGGGCGATGGTGCCACCGACGATACGGCAGCCATCAATGCGGCTCTATTGGCGCATCGCGTGGTTCGGATCACGGGCGGCGGCACATACAACGTGACCACGGTTAACATGACGCAAGCGCGGGCCTGCCTCATTATCGACGGCGGCACGACGCTTGCACCTCAAAACGCAGCAATTAATGCGGTTGCGGTGTCTGGCGCTGGCGCGACGATCTTGGGTCCGGGGCGCATCCTTTCGCCCGCGTCGTGGAACGGCGCAAACTCACAGCGGACCTACGGCACCGTGTGGGTGACGGCAGATGACTTCTTCATCTATGCCGTGAAATTGGAGAACATCCCCCGTGCGGGCGTTCACTTTGAGGGAACAAACGGCGGCAGGATCGAAGCTTGCTGGTTCAACGGCAACTATCCTTACGCCGACTATAACCAAAACACCACGACCGGACAGATTGCGATTGACTACGACGCCGGAACGTCCGTGCGCCCAGCGGTCATCGTCGTTGGAAACCGGATTGACACCTGTATTCAGGGTTTCATTCAAGCTAACTACGGTTCCGCACAGACGCAGGCGGGCATTACGATTGTCGGAAACTACTTCAATCAATGTTGGGACCACGGCGTCTATACCGATCTTAACAACAGTTCGGTGATTAACGGGAACACGTTCTATAACTGCCGCCGTCCGGTGGCCTCTGGCGGCATTGGCTTCTCGCTGTGCGGGAACACCATGTATGCCGATGAGACGTCGCAGACAAACGGTCAGCAAGATATTTCAATCCGCGACGCGCAGGACGCCATTGTGCTGGGCAACACCATTATTGGTGTAGGCGCGGGCATTGACCTTAACTGCAACATTGGCACGACGATTGCGCGGGTGCGGTTGGCCGAAAACGTCATCAAGCGCGTTGGGGGTGGTCAGCTTGGCCCGGTGATCCGCGTGGGCGACGCCGCGCAAATCTGTGATGACGTGGTGGTTGAAAACAACACCATCCTAGCGGACAGCATTAGTTCTGCCGAGGCAGCTATCGTTCTCACTACGGTTTCAGCGTCCTACGACGGCAACTATTGCGTGGTTCGCAACAACAAGGTGATCTTGAGCGGCGCGATGCTTGGCGAGACTGCATGGGTCCAGCCGACGCGCCACAATGATTTGGTTATCGAGGGCAACGAATTTCGCTCGACCAATACCGCAGGCAGCACCACAGCGTTCCGAGGCGTGTTCTTGCGCTCTTGTGATAATCACGTCGTGCAGAATAACCGCTTCTTTTACACGTCAGGCGGCACTAACGTCCTTTTCCGGGGCATCCAATCCGACACGACCGGCGACATTCTCGATAACTACTTTAACGTCACGGCCCCGTCTGTCTCGATTGATCGTCTGGACTTTATTCAGGCCGGAAGCAGCGTCCTTCGTAACAAACTTGCGGCGGGCGCGGCCTTCACCGGCACGGCCACGATTGCCTCTGGCGCGGCGAGCATCGCGGTGTCGAATGCCAACGCACAAGCCACGTGGTCAACGGTGACCTTGCAACCGACGACGAACGCGGCAGGAACGCTTGTGGCTACGCCGGGCGTCAAGGCGGTTGTGACAAACGGCACCATTACGGTGTCAACCGCAGATGGGTCTAACGCCCCGGCGGACTGTGCCTATCGGTATGTTTTGGAGTGATTGTGATGAGCGCACAAGAACACATCGACGCCATCGGGCGGGCGCTGGCCAAGTCCGAGGAAGCCGTCAAGGCTACTCGCAAGGCGCTCCGGTTGGTCGAGGATCATCACGCGATCCTGCACGCCAGGCTGGACAAGGCGCAGAAAGCCTACATGGCCACGCGCGACGGCAAGAACATTGTTGCTTTCTCTGGGGGCACGGATAAGCCTCCGGTCACTGACCCCGACAAGCCGGTGAAGCCATGATCTGGTATCTCTACGCGACCGTTGCCGTCTTCGTGATCTGCTTCCTGGCCTATCGGTCGAAGCCTGAGAAGTATGCGGATCTGATGGGCGTCAGCGCCTTGCTGGCGCTGGTGTTCTGCATCGGGAACGCAATCACGGTCCTGTATCAGTTCCCCGACGCGCTGCTGGCCGCGCCGGTTCTGGACCTCTTTCTGGCCGCGATGATTTTCCGGTCAAATCAGCAAAGCCGGGAAGGCTGGAAGTCGCTCATGGTTGGCACGCTGGTCGGTCAGCTTACACTTCACGCCGTGACCATCGGCCTTTGGAAAACGGGAAGTCTGACCGAGCATGGACTGTGGACTTATGTCGTGGCTGTCAACGCGATCTTCGTGGTTCAGCTCCTTACCCTCGCGGCCATCGGAGTGGGTCATGGCCTGGATCGTCTTCGCGTCTGGCTGTCTGATCGCCGGCGCGCACCTCTTGCATCGGATGCTGGGAAATGACCGCGCCAAGCGCGGCGGTGGTCGCAGAGCGCGTAAAAACTCTGGCCGACCGGGTTGAGAAGCTGGAGGCCAAGGTTGAGGCCATCATGCTGACGCAGCGGTGGCAGATGGGCGCGGCTGTCGGTTTTGGCGCGGTCGTGACCCTGCTGCTGCCCCGTGTCGCTTCTGCGCTGGGGCTGTCGTGATGGCCCCGCAGGATCCCCGCCAGCTCGTCTCGACCCTCCTGCCCTACGCGACCATCATCGCCGCCATGGGCTTTGCCCTGGCGGGCGTTGACGCGACGATCGTGTCTCTGGTCGCCGGCGGGTGCCTCGCGGCGATCGACCCGCGTCGCAGCCAGACCCCACCACCTGTTCCGCCAAGCACCTAGTGAAACTTCTGCAAACTGCTGCTATAAGGCCCGAACCGGCCCTACCCTGAAAGGTCAACCCCCATGACGCTGCAAGTCATCCACCCGGCGGCAGACATCCCCACCCGTGCTCTCGCCTTCGGCGAGATCAACGAGGTGTCGACGCAGGTGTCGGCAGCCAACCCGCTCCCCGTCGCGGCGCAGAACATTACCACGAAGTTCCGCGTGGCGTTTGAAACCCCGGAGCTGCCCGCGTTTGACGTAGTGACCGCGACTGGCGACGTCGTGCAGGTTGACGGCAACGCGCAGGCCGCGTCGTATGTTTCAATCTCCAAGTCGCCGTGGGATGCCGGGACCGAAACGAGCCTGACAACGCTTGCGACGTTCAAGATGCCGGTCGAGCTTGCTTTCGGAGCGCATCGTTCGCAGGCCACGCTGGGGCAAGAGTTCTCGTTCGAGCTTGTGGACACCGACACGCCGCTTCCTGACGTGCCCGACATTGCCATTGCGGCGATCACTCAAACGACCACGACGCTGACCGTCACGACGGTGGCCGACCACGGCCTCGTCCCCGGCAAGAGCATCGGCATCCGGGACTGCTCTAACCAACTCGCCAACTATCCGGCACTGGTGGTGGCCACTATCCCGTCGCCGCGCCAGTTCACTGTGACCGCTGGCCCGATGGGCACTATCCCCTCGCAGACCATCACAGACCCCGCTGGCGCGAAGGGCTTCGTTTATTTCCGCGAGCGCCTGGGCCGTGCCAACGACGGTATGTCGCAGATTTTCGAGAACGCGACGGTCACGAACGCCAGCTTCTACATTCGCTCACAAAGCGGCGACGCTCTCGCATCAGGAACCCCGGCGGGTAACCACGCGATTACGGTTGCTACGACCGCCTCGGTGCAGGCCATCAACGCGCCTTACACCTATGCGTTTATCCCAACGTCTGAATACCGCCTAAACCTTCAGGCTGACCGCGTTCAGGCAACGGACAGCGCGATTGACGCGCTTGCGCAATCAGCCAGCCGCGTTCTCCGCACTCAGGTCTGCCCGAACCCCGCCGACACCTACAAGTTCCGCATCCGGGCGACCAATAACAAGTCGCTGACGGTTCTCACCGCCAAGGTGGTTAGCGTCGTCAAGACCGGCACGACGACCGGCACCTTCACAACCCTGACGGCACACGGCCTGACGACTGGCGATCTGATCGTCTATTACGGCAACAGCAACACGGCGGCCTCGGCCTTCCCGAACGTCGTCACGGCTACGGCTGTCACGGTTGTTGACGCGACTACCTTCACTATGGTGATCGGCACGGCGGCGACTGTCACTGGCTACGGCGGCGTCATCGCCAAGGTGCAGGCGGCTAACCTTCTGTCCGCCCTAGGCGCGGTCGCAAGCACGGCTATCAATGCCACCCTGACCACGCTCACGGACGGGACGCGCCAACTGGTCCTGAACGGTTCGGCTAACTGGACCGGGCCTGTCATCGGCGATTACGTCGAAGTGGCGGGCGTTACCAACGTCAGCAACGGCGCAACGCTTGGCGTTGACGGGGTATGGAAGGTCGCCAACACCGCGACGACTGTTCTGACCCTCGTTCCGGTCAACGCCGCCGCCGCCGCGCTCCTGCCCGCCGATTTTGTCCTGACGAACTCCGGCGGCGCTGTCATCAGGCGCACCTGCCTGCGCGTGTCGTTCGTCCGCATCTTTGACTACGAGCGCCAGCGGGTTGAGATGCTGGCTCGCCCGGCCACTGACATTTCTGGCGCTGCACCAGTGGTGGTTCAAAACAGCCCGGCGGTTACGGTGTCTTCCGGCACGGTCACGACCGTCTCGACCGTTACCGCTGTCACTACGGCGGGCACTCCCGCTGCCCCGGCCACCCCGCTGATTATCAACTCGGCGGCTTCTACCAACGGCCAACTGGTCCTGACCGGCACAAGCGGCCTTCAAGCCCTGTTTGCCACCAACACGGGAGCGGGCGCGGCTTACGTCAAACTCTATAACAAGGCCACCGCGCCGACTGTGGGCACGGACACCCCGGCCATGATTATCACGGTCCCTGCTGCCGCTGCTGGCGTCCCCGGTGAGAAAGAAATCACGCCGGGTTTCAACGGCTACCGCTTTGCGCTCGGGCTTGGCCTTGCGATTACGGGCGGCGCGGCGGACAGTGACACAACTGCGGTCACTGCCGGTCAAGTCAAGGTCATTCTCTCAAGGACGGCATAAGATGGCGAGCTACAGCATTATCAGTCAGAACGGCGCTTACACGACGATCCGGGTCGAGTTTGGAGATCAGGCTTTCGAGCAGACTGTCCTGCTGTCAAAACCGGCTCAACTGCAAGCCTACGCAGACGCCTATGAGGCCGACTTTGCGGCGCTACCGGCGCAAGCAGCGCCGGTTGACGAGTGAGCAAGGCGCTGTTCGACGCGGTGCGCATCATCAAGGGTGCGCCCCTGACGCAAGCGGACGTTGACGCGATCAACGCCGCCCTTGCGCCGCCCGCGTCGCCCGCGCCGAGCAAGCGCGTCAGCAAGGCGGGGGTCGACCTGATCCACTCGTTCGAGAGCTGCAAGCTGACGGCTTACCCCGACCCTGGGTCGCGCGACGGGCACCCGTGGACGATCGGCTGGGGCAGCACGGGACCGGGCATCGCCAAGGGCGTCGTCTGGACACAGGCGCAGGCCGACGCGCGCTTCCTCGCGGATCTCGGGCGGTTCGAGAAGGGTGTAGCCCTGCTGGCCCCGGTGACGACGCAGAGCCAGTTCGACGCGCTCGTGTCGTTCGCCTACAATGTCGGCCTGTCGGCGCTCAACGACAGCACGCTGCTGCGGCTGCACAAGGCGGGCGACTACGCAGGCGCGAAGGCTCAGTTCGCGCGCTGGGACAAGAACGACGGCAAGGTCATGAAGGGCCTTGCCCGCCGCCGCGCCGCCGAAGCCGCGCTATACGGAGCCGCGACATGATCCCGCAGGAAATCCGCCGCATCGTCTACATCGGTGCGCTGCTCATCGCGCTGATGTTCGCCGTGCTGACCCTGTCGTGGTGTGCCGACCGCGCCCGCGTCAAGGAAATGCGCGCGCAGGCTACCGTTGCCGCAGCGACCGGCAAGGCACTGGACGCCGTCGTGACCGAGACTGCCACCATCCGCCAGGAACAAGTGGAGAAGCAAGATGAAGTCAAGAAGCTCAACGGCGCTGGCCTGCGCCTGCCTGACAACTTTGGCCGTGACCTTGAGCGGGTGCGCCGCCAGCGCGGCAAGGGTGACGATCCCCGATAGCCTCAAGGCCCCCTGCCTCACGACGGTCGACGTGTCCGGCGCGCAGACGGTCGGAGACCTCGGCAGCGCGATCATCCAGAGCGACGCCGACCTGCGTGTCTGCTCTGCCCGCAAGGACGCGGTGGTCGCCATCGCAGAAAGCCAGAACAGACGCTGGTGGCAACTCTGGTAGTTGCCAAAAAACCGCGACGCAGTTACCTTGACGACACACGACCTTACCGGCGGGGTAACACCGGGGGTTCAGAGAGCCAACATGTCAGAAGAACAAAGCCCAGCGGGGGTTGAAGCCGCGCCGGAACTGGAGGTCACGGCCCCTCCTGTTGCCGAAGTCCAAACGCCGGAAGACGTTGCGCCCAAGACCTTCACCCAGGAAGAACTGGATGCGGTCGTCAGCAAGCGTCTCGCACGAGAGCAGCGTAAATGGGAACGAGAGCAACAGCGCCAAGCGCCGCCGCCCGCCCCCCTTCCGCCGGCTGACCAGTTCGAGAGCACCGAGGCTTACGCCGAGGCGCTGGCAGAACAAAAGGCACTCGCCTTGGTCGAGCAGAGGGAGCGGCAGCGTCAGCAGGACGCCGTTGTCGAAGCCTATTTCGACCGCGAGGAGCAGGCCCTCGGCAAGTATGACGACTTCAAACAGGTCGCCTACAACCCGTCCCTGCCGATCACCGCCGAGATGGCCGAAACCATCCGCGCCTCCGACCAAGGCCCCGACGTGCTTTACCACCTCGGGTCCAATCCGGCGGAAGCGTCACGGATCTCGAAACTGTCGCCGCTCTTGCAGGCCAAGGAGATCGGACGGATCGAAGCCGCGCTGGCTGCGTCTCCCCCGGTCAAA